ATTTGCGTTCGCAACAGAAATAGCCTGATCGCTTGTGTTTTCTACCGCGATATTAACGCAGCATCCGCGAGGCACATCAATATAGATGCCAGAGGACACATTATTGTACTGATTTACTGCTGCCGGTGTGGAAATCATCTGGGAAGAAAGAACCGGCTCACCAGAGATTGCAATTGCCAGAGAAATAGCTCCGACAGTACCGCCTGTTGGAATTGCGATATTACCAGAAAAATCCACGAAGAATCTCGCTTTACACTGGTTAGTCAGTCCTCTTAGAGTGATGATTCCGCTTCCCTCTCTGTGCTGAATGCAGTTAGAACCCTTAACTGCTGTATTTGAAAATACTACGTTTCCATTTGCTGCTACAGTCTGAGCAGCTACACTTGTAAATTCTGCCATAATTTTTACCCCTTTCATATCACAAAAGGACAGGTCTCAGCCTGCCCCTCTGTGTAATACGGTATAAGCCGACATTCGAATCAATCGAAAGATACTCTCGATATGAAGTTATCAGCAATTGCATCCGGTGTTGCATCCGCATCCACATCCGTAATATGTGTTCGGGTTAGGAACCTGATATGCCGGAATCGGTGCTGGATTGATTGCATTAATGAGCTGCTGTGTCTGAGAAGCCATTGCAGTTGTGAGAAGTGCGCTCTGGCGATCCTGAGATGCAGCACGTCTGAGATCATTATTCTCAGCCTGCAGACTAGAAATCTTTTCATTGCAAAGATAATCTAAAACGGCTCTCGCATTTGCATTCTGGTTATCAATGATGTCTCTTGTGTTACTGTTCATGGTGTTCTGCAATGCACAGGTGTTCTGTGCCATATTGTAGTTCACGCCCTGGATAGCTTCCCGGGTCTCGCAGCAACAGTTCGCAAGCTGAGCCTGTAAAGCATTTGTATTCTGCATGTTTGCTACAGTATCAGCATTGATTGCCTGCTGGATTCCAAAGCCGGTCTGCATGATGTTGGTGTTAATTCCGTTAAAGCCGGTAAGCATACCGTTATTCACTGCATAGAATCCATCACAGAGTCCATTGTTGATCCCGTCAAGTTTGCTGATTACTGCGGAATTGTCAAATCCTCTCTGAATATCTGCCTGAGTAGCTGCTGTGGCTGCATATCCGCCACCATTGCCATTATTGCCCCAGCCGTTGTTTCCCCATCCAAAGAAAGCAAAAATGAATAAAACAATAATCCACCAGCTACCATCTCCACCAAACATGCCGTCATTATTTCTACCGTTTCCAGTAGCAGCGGCAATATCTGCTAAGCTATAATTTCCATCCATAGTTATAATCTCCTTTTTGTGTATTTACATCAATCTGGCCAGATTGTAATGTACTATTTCATATTCTTCAGCAGATTTTGAAACTGCCCTGCCATCTGTTGAACTTGATTGAGTTGCTGTTGGGAAATCTTCCCAGACTGTAACATCTTCTGAACTTCTTCCTTCGGGTCTCCCTTAAAATTCTGTTTGAACTGCATAAACTGCTGTATCATCTGCATTAGCCCATTTCCCTGCGGCATCCCGCCACCAAGCGCGTTAAACAATGGATTACTCATCTGCATTTCCTCCCTTGACCGCTGATTCCTGTGCGGTATTAGCTCTAACAGGTTCAGAAAAAGAATTTAATCGGTTTATGATAGCTTCGTATTTACCCTTTAAATCGTCATATTCCTGTCTGGTGACGTATTTACTGTCCATGTTCTGAACAGGCTGTTTAGGCGGCATCTGAGTGCCTATTTCATGATACTCAAACGTCCGTAATGGTTGTGGCATACCAGAAACGTCTGTGGATTTTATGTAGAACTTTTCACTTTCACTGTCCATCAGCAAAACACTTGTCCCGGGTGCTACCAGATAGGATTTTGCACCGACTTCGCCGGATACCCACAGGATGCCATTGTTGTTCTGCTGGGGTTGCTGTACTGGTTGAGCTGGCATCTGGACAGGCTGTTGCTGGAACTGATTCATCTGCCCCGGAACGCCAAAACTATATTGATAAGGATTGTTATATAATGCCATCTCGTACACCTCCTATGACTTATTCTATGACTTATTCTATGACTTTCTATAGCTATATTTTTGCATAGATATATCGATCTAAAAAGTTCGAAAAAGTGTCAAAAAAGTATTGACTTATCACTCATTGAGTGGTATTATAATATCAGAAAGAGGAAATAAGAAAACTAAGGAGGAAAAGGACATGAAAAAATATAATTTAGCGGTAATAATGAAAAGAGCATGGGAGTTATTTAAGAAAATGAGAATGTCTATTTCCTCTGGTCTCAAGAAAGCATGGAGGGAAGCAAAGAATATGTGTAAAGAATTACCGGAACTGATTGGTAGTCCAAAGCAGATCGCCTGGGCTGAGGATATCCGTAAGAAAATGATCGAGTATGGAAACAGTCTTGTTGAATATCACAGAGTTAATAGCCGTGTCAAAAGATTAGAAAGAGTAAAAGAAACCGTAAATATTTTATTCACCATTACAGAAGCAAGCTGGTTTATTAATAATCGTGAATATGCTGTAAAACCAAGAAATCCACAGGCAAAATGGGTTGAAATACTCTATGACGAAGGAGGTTGGTGCGAAGACAATTTTTATGAAGCACTAAAGTATTATGATGAAAGAAAAAAGAAAGGGGAGAAAATAAGATGTTAAAAAAATACGAATACGAAGAGTTTTTGAACATGGTAAAACATGATCTTGAGAATCAGGAGAAGTCGAGCCTTTTACCATTTGATTTTCCGAATGAAACAGAATTGATTCCTCCGGTTAGAGATAAGGAGATAATTGATACAGTGTATCATCTTCTGTCTGTTTGTCCAGATTATTATATTGATACCTCAATAGAATTAGATAATAAATATAATATGTGGCTTTGGAGCAAAACGTATAAACAAATTGAAGTTTTATTTCCAGATCTTCGTAGAGAACAAATACTGCGCATAGTTCGTTATGTTAGAACAAAATTTATTTATGATGAAATAAAGAAAATAATAACTAATGAGGGCGGGCACTGCGATTATTGTGTTTACTCTGATTCAGACGAGAAGTTTGTATTGAATGAGCGTTGTCCAAAGATATTTTTGCAGCAAATCTGGGTAGAGGAAGATGATGAAGAGTTTTATTTCAGGATTCTTCCGTCCTCGATGGGATTCTTTTCTTATCAGGTGAGAGAGGAGGATGTTTTTCCTGAAAAAGTTTCTCCAGATCCTCTTGATTTTCACGAAATTAGAGCACTATCTGGACTTACGCAGCAAGCTTTTTCTGAAAAATATGGTATTCCTAAAAGAAGCATAGAAAACTGGGAGGGTGGTAAACGTAATCCTCCAGAATATGTGATAAAACTGCTTGAAAGGATTGTAAAAGAAGATTTTTGTTAAAAAAATGGGAGAAGAAGAGCGGAGGATAAGACAAATGAAATATAATGTGATTAGTAAGGAAGCAAAAATAAACCCGGTAACGGGTCAAGAAATCCCAGTGGAAACTTTTACTGGGCCATACACAATAGTTGGGCATGATATAGAAAAATTCTATGTCGTACATTCCAACAACGGGAACTATTGCCCGGAAGATGTGGAGGGATGCACCGATATAGTACCCCAGATAACAGGGTTTGAAAAAGCCCTGTATAAAGTAACAGAATATTAAAAAATAAGCCCCTGGGAGATAATCCCGGGGACTTTTATTGTCGTCTTAACACACTTTAATTATTTTATTGTTTACCCTTCGGCTTAATCGTTTCGCCGTAGATATGCTCACGTTCATTTGCTCAGCGCAGTATTCGAGTGTATATTCCTTACATCTCAGCCGGAACAATTTTTCTTCGTCCGGCGTGAAATTACACTCTATCAAGAACCTGTCTATATCTTTCTTAGTGAACACATATAATTTCATGAGCATACCCCTTATTAATGCAATTAACGCTGATTCTGTGCAAGATACTCCGTGAGTTTCTGTTTTGTTTTTTTTAACTCCTCGACATTGTTCCCACTGATTTGGCTATCCAGCATAGTCGATAACACTTCCAGGATTAATGAGTCACGTTCTGCAATTCTCTGAAGACTTTCATAATCTCGCTTGTCATGTTCTTCCAGTGTCTCTACTCGCTTATTAAGTCTGAACGCCGGTGTAATCCACTTAAAGATTACGGCTGCCGCCCCTCCGACAATGGACACCCCTCCACAGATAGAGAGGAAAATCTGTACAAATTCTGATATGCTCATTTAGCTACTCCTTTTCCCAGTAATATACTGGAATCTCGTTGCCGGAATCCCATGTATCGAAATATTTGCCCTCTTGTACCGTCACCACATGACCATCTATCAGAGAATATATGTGCCTGTCGGATGGTCTGTACAGAAGTCGTTGACCGTATAGATATATCGCTCTGACTGTTCTATCAGCTTACGTCTGTATCCGTGCTTATAGAGGTACGCACCCCAGACATAATTTGCACTTGGCATATCTGACAGAGCGCACGCCTGTATCATTAATCCAGCGAATACTGTTTCCCAGTCAAACCCGGTTGCTTTACATATTGCCCGGACAGCACAATCTCCGACTCGATTCCCGGCAGGATTCGGATTGTAATATTCCCATCTGTCCATCAGTCAATCCCCTTTGCTGTTTTATATCGTTTCGCCGCTCCTCTGGCTTTAGCGGCGTTCTGGCGATTCCATTTCGCTATCATAAGGCGGTCTTGCAGTTCCCTCAGGTCATTCTGCTTACAGTAATCTTTGTATGCAGCATTTTGTTTCTGCAAAAGGTAAGACTTCCGGTCAAGGTCTTGTTGTAATGCAAATCTTGCCTTTTCATTCGGTGCATTGTCAACTCCTGCTTGCAGTCCAAGGACTTCACGCTTCGTTTTGCGGATTCTTCGCTCATAAGTACGTTGCCGCTGTTCTTTTTCGTACTGTTTGCCTTTGCTGGCTTTATCCTGTGTCGATAGTTCTGCATAAGGGTTAAATTCTCCGTCACTGGCTCCAAAACTATGCCGACAGTTGACTCCTGATAGTCCACTTGCTGTCCCATATCCGGTCAATGAAAACGGTGGAAATTTCTTACTCTTTCCAGAGCGAGAGTATATCTTGCCTTGCCACCATGAGTGATTGCCCGGATTCTGGCCGCCGTCACCCGTTCTGGCTCCTATGTGAGCACTGACTAGAACTAAATCCCAGTCCATTTCTTCCATGCGTTTTAGGGATATATCTCCCGTAGCCTGTGCCACACCAGTTCTGACAGAACGCGCAACTGCGGTTTCAATCGTGTCTTTTCTGCCAGATGGATATGTGACGGTGACACCATCTGATACAACATTATTAACTGCCTCTTTGATGGCTTGCGTATACCCAACCGCCCCAGTCATCACATGATTATATGCAAGGTCGCATTGCTCGATATATAACCTCTGAGCGGCACTTGCGGTTGTTCTCGTGAAGTTCTTCCACTCTCCCATAGTCGCAAGCATATTTCGCTCCATGAGCCTTATCATAGCTGGAGACTGCTCAAGCGGTACAGGACTTAACCCTGCTGCCTTATATACCTTATCATCGTAATTCATTGCAGTGATTCCGGCATCCTCAAACGCTTCAAGAAGTTCCTGCTGTTCACGTTTAGTGTATTTTGATAATTCTGCCAGAATGTCCTCTAGCAGTTCACCAGATTCCTGTAGCGTTCTGATTCTCCACGCATCGGCATTGGTTAGGATATAATCCTCGCCTCTGCCGATTCTTGCCATCATTCGCGACACGATCTCAGAGATGATATACTGATGCAGTTCTTCTGCAATCTGCTCACTGCCCTCTGTTATTCTGCGCAAATACTCTGGACTAAGCATAATTATTCCTCATCACCGAACAAAGTCGGTTCTTTTGGCTGTGCTTCTTCAACCATCGCCTTAGCTTCTTCTAATGCTTTTACTGCTTCAGGTAATGTTTTATACGATCCAAAATAATATCTCTTCTTGTTTCTTCTAATTTGCACTCTATACACTCCCTTGCTATAATAAATTCCCTTGTATCCTGTTTTATTGTCTTTTCTTATCCTCTGATTCAAGCACTGAGTTTCGCTATCAGTCCAACGGCAATTATCTGGCTCATAATTCCCGTTTACATTTATTCTGTCGATAGACAATCCCTCTTTATATCCATTTTTTATAGCCCAGTCAAAGAATTTTTTCGGATCATTTAACCATTCCGTACAGATTCTTATCCCTCTTCCTCCGTACTTTTCATAATTCTTATTGTTCGGGTTGTTGCATCTCTGTTTCATTCCATCAAAAACTCTTCCAAGCTTTGTGCGAGAATACCCATGTGTTTTTACAACTGATTCTTTTTCATAATTATAGCATCCACAGCTTACAGTACTTCCATTTCTTAAATCTCCATGCCTAACGATTGTAATATTTCCACAATCGCATTTACATTTCCACCTCCGAATCATTTTACCTGTTTTACTATAAATTGGTTCGGCTTCTTCCGTAACCACAAGCTTTCCATATCTCTCGCCCTCAAGATGTAATCTTATCTGATTTTTCATATCATGTTCTCCTTTATACGTATATACTTATTTACGTATATTGTAACATTATTTATTCTTTACGTCTATACGTATTTATGGTATATTCATATTAAAGGAGGTGCCATAATGAGTAAAATTAAATTTACGACTACCATAGATGAAAATTTATTGGAACAAATTAAAATTCTTGCAATTAAAGAAAAGTGTTCCGTAGCATCTATTCTTGAAAAATTAATATCCGATTATTTAAAATCTAATTCAGAGGGAAAATAAATCCCTCTTTTTTTATTCATCATCAAATAATCCTTTTGCTTGTGTTTTTTCTGCTTCTCTTGTCATTGATACCGCCTCGTCTTTCGTCATTCCCTCAAATTTTACGAAGTACATCCATGCCGGAACTTTATTTGTAGTAACATACTGCCACCATCTTGCACGGTCGTTTTCACGCACATATAGGATGTCTCCGAAATCATAATTGACTTCATAGGCTCCGACAGGTGCAAGTCCGTACAGGTCAGCGTAAACGTTCAATGCGTAGATTACTTCATCCAGACATGATTCCAGTTTGTCTCGAACATCTTTGATGAACTGTACTGTCCTCTGCTGTTCCGCTTCTACTCCTGTAGCCGTCTGAATACCGCTAGATTCATTAAAAACAAAATATCCATTAGAGAATCCAATTTTGTACCCCAACTGGCTTAAAAGTGCATTTATGCCGCTTATACGGGTATCTGTGTTGAGTTGCGGATTGATTTCTTGGTAAAACTCTTTCTCGAGCTGTCCGAATACATTCTTGACAAAGTGCGGTAAGTTCATTTCTTTTCGTCTGTTCTCCATACCCTGTGGTGACATGGCTGCTACAGGCGTACCACTTGGCATCAGCAGTCTATCATCTGCCAGAACAATCTTCTGAGAGTCAAAAATCTCTCCGGCATTTCGGCTGTATGCAATATCAAGGTCTTTCAGCTCTTCAATAGCTTCTGCAAATATCGGAAGTCCAAGTGGCGTACTGATATCTACATTGTTTGCCTGTGGTGTCCGCAGTACTCCGTATAATGGTCCGTCCAGCTTCTCACCGTTTGCTTTGAGTATCGGCGGCGTATCTGCCATGAGGTCAGCCCATTTGGTCTGTTTAAGGTCAATTTTATCTCCGATGCTCTGAGGGGATTTCGACACGTAAGCTCTGTTGGAAACATAATACGGATAGGTCGTTACGTCATCTATCGTAGTCTCAACAAAACGATGATATTCAAGCCGTGTATAGTATTTCCGTCCAACTGTATAAGAATCCTTAAATATAATCCCTTTGATTTCCTGATTGTCGTAATCCACAATCATCACATCTGCCGGAGTAAATACATCAAGACTCTCACCGTTCGGCTTGATGAAAACCGTTCCATAAGCACAGCTATATTCTACCCAGTGGCGTATCTGGAAATATACTTTATCTATCTGCTCCTGTAGCCACGCAGCCCTTGCGGAACCGTCTATCTGAATGCCGATTGCCAGTGTTGCGAGCCGTGCCGTTTCTGAGCAGACAGATTTCGCGAAATTGATCGTCTTAATATTATTCTTATCATCTAACCATTCCGGTACGCCCCTGTAGATGTTCGCGCACCGGTTAATCAGTGATTCCATCTCTGGAAACTCTGCTGCCTGGATATTAAAATCCTCTTCGGCTTGTTTTTTGAAAATCATGTTAAACCACCTTTTTAGTGTTGTTATAAGTCCCATTATGCACTGTTACCTCTTCTTCTCCACAATGATTCTGTTGCGTATCTGCAAGCATCGACTAAATGATTGTTTTCATCAGGATATCCACTTATAACATTTCCGTCCTTATCTCTTTCGTATTCATATTCAGAAAATTCTTTATAAGCATTAGGCGTTCTTTTAGGGTCAATAACGATAGTTCTTGTCTGAAGCCATTTCATAGAATACTCCACACTTCCGGGGCCTTTTATTGCACCCCTTGCTGGAAGTCCAAAATCTCTATAATCATTGATTGATTTAGGTTCGGCAGAATCGCAAGTAATAGTATAATCATCATATTTTCTTTTTAGAATCTCGTCTGCTGATTTCCTATTGCTCCATTTATTTTCGTAAATTTCATCAATGAGATATATCTTTTCAGTGTTATGATTGTAATACAAACGAATAAAAGCATACGGATCAGGGAAAAATCCCCAGTCACACCCCTGAAATATTTTGTCCATGTGGCTGATCTCTTCGTCTGTGATATCTCTAATCTCCAGATATTCAAATACATTTCCGCCGTCACCATTCGGAACACCCAGGTATTCATGCTCATAGGCTTCTGGACGAATCTGTTTGAGATGTTCAGCATCGTCAAAAAACTGTTGTCCAAGCCATTCCTTTGGAACCGTTCTGTAGTCAGAAGAATGAACATATCTGTCGTCTCTCTGGATTAATACTTCTTCATTCATGAAGTTGTGTCTCGTTTTTGGTGGGTTGAACGACATAAAAGTCCAGTAGTCTTTTCCACCTCGCATCGATGACTGCAAGATGCTTCGTATTTCTTCCATTCCGGTAAAAGTATCACATTCTTCCAGCCATGCAAAAGCAAAGTATCCGAATGGAGCTTTTAACGACTTTAATTTCATTCGGTCGTCAACGCCGCGAAACATTATAGTCTGTCCAGTTGGAATATATGTTATTTTCATTGGGCTGACAGTACATTTAAAATCGCCATCAAGATGCAATGCTGATATAGCAAATTGCATCTGCGAAAAAACGCTATCTCTTAATGTATTCGCTGTTTTTCTGAATATGATGCAATGTTTATCTCTATTCTCTTTTCTTGTCATTAGCAATATAATGACAATGCTCACGAAAGAAGACTTGCAGCTTCCGCGCCCGCCTTTGAATACATAATAAGTATGTTTGTGCTCCAAAATATCTCTTAGCACATTATCAAAATTATACGGAAATAAATCATCTGCGGATATTTTCATACTGCTTCGTATCTCCAAACATATCCATAAGCTGTGGGACGTCCACCTGAGCAGCATCGAGAAATAGCGCTATTCTTGTAGCCTAACGCTCGCTCCACGTCCATAGTGCAGTCCCATGTTTTTATTATTTTACCATTGTATCTGTCTATCTGATTAACCCTTTTGGCTGAAACGCTTTTGCTACCTCTATGGGAATTGCCAATTCTTCTTTTGGTTTCATCTGAAAGCTTTCTTCCAGTTTGAGTTATCGCTCTTTTAGCTACAACTTCTTTTGTGTGCAGCCTATCTCCGAAATGAAGCTGCGTTGCTGTCTTACTCATTTTCTTCTTTGTACGAGCGCAACGCTTCTTTCCGAAATTTCCACCACTGTCAAAATTAAATCCGTACTTTTCTTCATTGCTTCGATGTTCCGCAATGCTTTTTCGTTCAATTAATTCGGCTTCTTCTTTGGCGAGATTATCAGCTATAATTTCATGCTTAATCCCTTCCCAACCATATTTTTTTATAATTTTGAAGAAATCGTCGTTTCCGTAATATCCGCTGTCCCACCTTGCTTTTACTGTTTTGCAAGTCATTCCTATATACACTCTGCCATCAGGCACAGTATGTTTATATACTCTATATCTTCTCTCCGTTTCTGGTAAGTTCAATTACTATGCCCTCCTCTTTTTCTTCTTTCTTTTCTGGTTCTGGATTATCTCTCCATTTATCACGTTTTCTGTTTTTTAACCAGAATATTTGAGCCGTGGTATTTCCCTCAAGAGCATTTTTGAAAAGTGCATTTTCCACTAAGTAATCAGCTATTTCTTTTCCTTCTTTTAGGGACTCCGAAATCTCCGAATATTTCTTTTTCCATTCATATAATGTTGATGGTGAAATGCACATATTTTTTGCAATCTGTTCGTCGGTCAAACCGTCTCTAGCCCAGCCTTGTAAAAGCACTTGACCTTCTTGAGAAAGCCAATATTCGTACTTTCCTGCCATATTAACTTTCTCACCTCATTTCTGGCTATAAAATCCCATAGTAACACTCCTGAGTATATTCTATCACAGGTTGGTGGAAAAGTTGTGGTACATGTTTGAGGAATTTTACGCTAAAAAAGAGCCGGTAAATACCGACTCTCTAATTTTATTCGTTGCTTTGTAATTTCCTGATTATCTCGCCCTGATCTCCCGGACACCCCATGAAGCACTCCGGGCAATGTTCGTAGAATGCACATCTGATGCAGTCATGTGGACTGATCGAGCTGCAATATTGATGCAGCACTGTGAATGCTGATACGGCGAGCTGTGGGGTTATGTCTGGTGTGAGCTTGTCTGACATATTTATCGCTCCTCTCTTACCATCTTCAACGTAAACTCTGAAACATTTGGATATGAGATCGCAAACTCTTCTTTTCCATCCATTTGATTCATAAACCATTCAAATACAGAGGCAATTGCCATATCGGTTACGTCTTTTTTCTCACCAACCCATAAGCCTTTTTCTTCGTTTACATTCCCATAGTAAATGGTATTTGTAATAGGGCTAACGCCCATTTTCTTGACAGTTTTATAAGCCATTCTTCATCTCCTCCAACTTTTTCTCAGCTGCTTCATAGGTTAGGAACCAT